CAGATTCTTGAAGAGAACAACTGGCAACCAGTAGTTCTCTTTGATTTTGCGGACAAGAAGTATACGGAATTCAAAAAATCTGCACAGAAAGAAGTCAACTATCTGGTCAAGGAGTTTGAATGTAAGAAAGCAGCAGATTCTTATGCTCGTGCCACCACTGCTCGCACTGGCGTTCTTGATTGCTCTAAACTTCATACCTACAAATACAACGAAGATCTGTTCAAGAAAGTGACCACTCTTGCCGATGGTAAGAATCATGGTCTGGTGTTTGTTCTGGATTGGTCTGGATCCATGTGTGATGTGATGTTAGATACTGTTAAGCAACTTTATAATCTGATCTGGTTCTGCAAGAAAGTCAACATTCCGTTTGATGTTTATACCTTTACCAATGATTATCCGATCATGAACTATGATGAAGATGGTAATGCACTTCTTCGGAAAGGATCATATGAGAAGAAAGATGGTGTTCTTCATATCAATGAGTGGTTCTCTATGATCAACATTCTGACTAGTAAGGTCAATGCAAAGACCCTTGAGCAACAGATGAAGAATCTTTTCCGTATTGCATCATCATTCAGAATGTATGGTGGAGTTCCGATTCCTACTGGAATGAGTCTTTCTGGAACTCCACTGAATGAATCACTGATTGCTCTCCATCAGATTCTTCCTAAGTTCAAGAAAGAAAACAAACTTCAGAAAGTGCAGTGTATCGTTCTGTCTGATGGTGAGGGTGCAACTCTGAAGTATCACAAAGAAGTTCAGCGTCGTTGGGAGAATGAACCTTTCCTTGGAACCAGAGCTATCGGGATGCACTGTATTTTGAGGAATCGTAAGACGGGGCACACTTATAAGATTCAACCCGATTGGTTTGCCTTCACTGATATTCTTCTCAATGATTTGAAAGAGACCTTTAAGGACATCAACTTCATTGGTATTCGTGTTCTTGAACCACGCGATGCAAAATCTTTCATCCGTCGTTACACTGGATACTGGGGTGATGACTTTGACAAGATGTGTGCTATTTGGAAGAAATCGAAAGCATTCTCTATCAAGAAATCTGGATATCACACTTACTTTGGTATCTCTGCTAATTCCCTGTCTCAAAGTTCTGAGTTCAATGTGTCTGATGATGCAACCAAAACTCAGATCAAGAGTGCATTTGTGAAGAGTCTCCGAAGCAAAAAAATGAATAAAAAGATCCTTGGGGAGTTTATTGAACTCGTCGTTTGATAAATAAGCATATAGATTTAGGTAAAATTCGATGTCTAGATTTGGAGATTTATTAGCAGGAAGAACCACTCCTGCTCCTACCCCAGCACCTATTCCTGCTCCCGAACCCGTAGTTGAGCCTGTGGTTGAGGAAGTAATAGAAGAAGAATCTGAGGAGGAGGTGGAAGAGGAATCTGAGGGTGAGTCAGATTTGTCTCTTTATGATATGAGTAAAATAGAACTAGAAGAATATGCTAGAACTGTTGGTCTTGAACTAGATCGTCGTCATAGCAAGTCTGCATTGATTCAAGAATTAACAGACTATCTTGCAAACTGAGGACAATTTCAAAACCGTCTACTGGGCACCTATCGGTGCCCTTTTTTGTGTGTATAATATGGGAGTTCAAATGACACCACTACATCATGTCCTATTCCTCTGACTACATTCGCACCTCTCTCCAGTCCACCTACGGAAATCAAGTTGCATCTGGAGACATCCGTGCCTGGTGTGCCATGAATGACATCTCTTATCAAACTGTGACCAATAAACTTGTGGAATACAAGGTTGGTCATGGTAAGTGGAACCTGGAAGTAACAAAGGAGGCAGTAAAAGAGTTGGAAGTGTCTTATACTGCTCCTGCGGCAATGCCCGCTGTTGAACAAAACCTTATTCCTCAGAAAGATGATTCCTTCGTCCAGTTTGGTAACTTTACAGATATTAAAAAGATTATTAAGTCCCGTCTATTCTACCCTACGTTCATCACGGGTCTTTCGGGCAACGGTAAAACGTTCTCTGTCGAGCAAGCGTGTGCTCAACTCGGACGAGAACTCATCCGTGTAAACATTACTATTGAAACAGATGAAGATGATCTTATTGGTGGGTTTCGTCTTGTGGACGGGAACACTGTATGGCATAACGGTCCTGTCATCGAAGCCCTACAACGCGGTGCGGTCTTGCTCCTTGATGAGATTGACCTTGCCTCCAGCAAAATCCTTTGTCTACAATCCGTGCTCGAAGGAAAGGGACTCTTTCTGAAAAAGATTGGCAAGTATATTGCTCCTTCTGATGGATTCCAAATTTTTGCCACTGCCAACACCAAGGGTAAAGGTTCTGACGATGGTCGTTTCATCGGCACGAATGTTTTGAACGAAGCATTCTTGGAACGCTTCCCTGTGACTTTTGAGCAAGAGTATCCTAGTCCTTCTACTGAGGCGAAGATCCTTGCCAAACTCTGTGATGATGATCAATTTGTGACCAAACTGGTTGACTGGGCAGACATCATCCGCAAGACCTTCTTTGATGGTGGTATTGAAGAGATTGTCAGCACTCGCCGTCTGGTTCACATTGTGCAGGCATTTAACATCTTTGGGAATAAGGCGAAGGCAATTCAGGTCTGTGTCAATCGTTTTGATGATGAAACTAAGCAGGCATTCTTGGAACTGTATGACAAAGTTGATGCTGATTTTGAAATGCCTTCTGATGAAGATCAGCAGAAGCAGTGTCTTGACGAACACAACTTTTCCTGATATAATAAACTATGACTAATTCCTGGAGTTTACTTTACGATGCCATGACTGAATCAATCTTCAGTGGAGATACTATTCTCTTGAATACAACACATAGTGGTGCTGAAGGTACTGATACTATCACTTTCGGTGCTGCACAACCTGTTCCCTATGATAGTTTTATGGGAATAGGTGAAGATCACATTTCTTTTGACCTTAGTATGAATCAAGAACCAAACCGTTGGAAATATAGTGAGGAGAAAATCCTTAAAGAACTGCAAGATTATATTTCCGGTACATATAACCAGCACTACTCTGCTGGTGATGATAAAATTCAGACTCTTGATCTGATTGAAGCATGTGGAGACGGTGAAGCATTCTGCCGATCCAACATTCTTAAGTATGCCTCTCGTTATGATAAGAAAGGCACTGCACGACGTGACATCATGAAGATCCTGCACTATGCTGTGCTTCTGATGCATTTCAACGATAAAAATGCACAGCGCGAAACCTACCCTCAATGATGAAACTAAAACCCAAAACTATGAAACTGTCTGATAACACTCTCACTCTTCTTAAAAACTTTGCAGGTATCAACAATTCTATTCTTGTAAAGAGTGGGACCAAACTTCGCACAATCTCTATTGCCAAGAACATTTTGGCAGAAGCAGATATTGGTGAAGAGTTTCCTCGTGATGTTGCAATCTATGACTTGAATCAGTTCCTCAATGGTCTGAGTCTTCACCAGGATCCTGATTTGGATTTTGGATCTGAGTCACATATCAGCATTAAAGAAGGAAAGCGTCGGGTCAAGTATTTCTATGCTGATCCTAATGTTATCGTTTCTCCTCCAGATAAGCAGATTGAACTTCCTTCTCAAGATGTTTGTTTCCAAATCGATGGACAATCCTTGGAGAAACTGGTAAAAGCAGCAGCAGTGTATCAGCTTCCTGATCTTTCTGCAGTTGGTGAAGCAGGAGTAGTCAAACTTGTTGTTCGTGACAAGAAGAATGATACTTCTAATGAATATGCCATTGTTGTGGGAGAAACTGATAAAGAATTCTCAATGAACTTTAAGGTTGAGAACATCTCTAAGATTATCAATACCTCTTATGATGTTGTGATCTCTAGCAAACTTCTTTCTCAGTTCACTAACAAGAACTTCAATCTCTCTTATTGGATTGCTTTGGAACCTGATTCCACCTTTGGATGAAAATACTTGAGACTTTGAGAGTTATAGGAAGTATTCTTATTGTTACTTCCTATTTTGTTGTTCTCCACGTAAATACTACAGCAGGAGTGATTACACACTTAGTTGCTGATGCATGTACAATGCCTTATTTCATAAAAAAGAAAACATGGGATATGGTAATTATGTTAATGTTTTTATCTGCTATCGGAATTAAAAAATTGATTTAAAATGGAACCAGATCCCTACATTCAGTTTCTTGAAAACTGGATACCTGGAATAGGAGAAGATACTAAACTCCATGATCAATTGCACATTCATTTCGATCTTGGATTTACTATCAATGAAGAAGCACGATTATTGGGTTTTCAATTAGGTCATCATCCTGCTGGAAACTTCTTTCATGTAATTGTGTTTTCTATTATGAGTCTTACGATTTATCCAAATAGCTATCGCAATTCTTGGAAAGATGTAAAAGATTTCTATCAAGCATATCTGCTTGGAAAATACTGGCAATCAGTATCTTATTGGTTTATACCTAGAACTATACTATGAAAGATTGGAAAGAAATTTATAGCAATTTGCCAGAAGAAGAACTGGACAAAATTGCTGTTCTTAGAGTAATGGAATGTACGAATGGAATCATTCAGTACGCACACAGAGATAATGCTTCTTATAAACTTCCCATTGAAGATACTAGACGTGCGATGAAATTTAGTATGGGATGTATTAAGAGACTGCAAATTCCTCTCAAAGAAGAAACCATTACTTTTGCTCCAGAAACTGAAGAACTTTTGCGTGAAGCAAGAGATTATTATGTGAAAGGAGTTAAATATGGAGATGATGAAGCATATGCTGAATTCATGAAAATCTCTAAAGCTACAGCGCAAGCATGTGGATTACCTCGAATCGTCAAGGGTATGAAAACTTTACAAGAAAATATTGACGATATGCCACCCGATACGTTAAAATGGGGTGTGGAATACCTGATGCAATTTTTTGATCATGAGTGATTTTATTTGGGTTGAGAAGTATCGTCCCAAAACCATTGAAGAGTGCATCCTTCCTGAAGCAACCAAAAAAATGTTTCAGGATTTTCTAAATAGGGGTGAAATTCCAAACATGCTTTTGGCAGGTCCTCCTGGTATTGGTAAGACCACTGTTGCCAAAGCACTATGCAACGAACTAGGAGTTGATTATTATGTCATCAACGGATCCGATGAAGGGCGGTTCTTGGATACTGTCCGAAACAATGCGAAAAACTTCGCTTCGACCGTCTCGCTTTCATCAGATGCTAAACACAAAGTTATCATCATTGATGAGGCAGACAACACAGGGAACGACGTACAACTCCTCCTACGGGCTTTTATTGAGGAGTTTGCTGGGAACTGTAGATTCATCTTTACCTGTAATTACAAAAATAAAATCATCGAACCACTGCACTCCCGAACCACAGTGGTTGAATTCGGAATCAAAGGGAAGGAGAGGCAAGGAATTGCAGCACAATTCTTCAAGCGACTCCAAGAAATCTTGGGTGCTGAGGGAGTACAATACGACAACAAAGTTCTTGTTGAACTCATCAACAAACATGTCCCAGATTGGAGACGAGTCCTCAATGAAATCCAAAGATATTCCGTTTCTGGTCAGATTGATGCGGGTATTCTTGCAGCGTTCTCGGATGTCGCGGTAAATGATCTTGTTAAAAACCTTAAGGAGAAAAACTTTGCGGAAGTTCGTAAGTGGATCGTTTCTAATCTGGACAACGATACTAACGTACTTCTTCGTCGTATTTACGATGCTCTTTATGCATCCCTTACAAACGCTAGCATTCCTGCTGCTGTGCTCGTTCTTGCTAAGTATCAGTACCAGAGTGCGTTCGTGGCAGATCAGGAAATAAACATGCTTGCATGTCTGACTGAAATTATGGTGGAGTGTGAATTCAAATGACAACACAACAACTAATTTTTGAACTTTGGAGATGAACATTAAACTAATTCGTATGTGGTCTGGCGAAGATGTTATTGCCGACGTAAAAGACAATCTGACAGAAATTGTTGTAATTTCAAATCCAATTGTTGCCGTACCTTCAGGTAATGGGCAAATTGGTTTTGCTCCTTGGTCACCTCTTCTTAAAGGTAGAGATGAAGAGATTGAGATTACTAAAAAATATATTGTTTATATTGCAGATACTCAAGAAGAAATTAAAGAACAATATGAACAAATGTTTTCAATAATTCAAGCACCCACTAAAAAGTTAGTACTATGAAATATCCAAGACAAAAGAAATCCAGAACATATTATTACTTCTGGGCATTTATGGCACTTACAGTATTCTGCGGGCAAATTTATGTTGGATACGGATACCGTCTCATGCATGGAAGTATTCTAGATCTTCTGGATAAGGTTGATGGGGTTCTTCTTCATAGAGATGATCGGGGTCTACTATGAGTCTCCTTAAAGTTGATAAGTCCAAATTGGTGGAACCAAAGATTAAGACTACGCCTCAAAACGTAAAAGAGTCTAATTTGGCTCTGTTCCGTGCTACAATGAATTTACCCACTGCTGCCAAGCATTGTGGGATGACCGAGAAGGAAATGAAATTGACCTTTCGGGAATTTTTAAAATATCATGAACCTGATTATGTCCAAGAAGCCTAAGAAGAATTGGGAAGCATACTGTGAAACTGCTTTCAACAATCTTCGATCAAATGTGAAAAACTGGGGAAAGGAAGATTACTATCGTCCCATCACCAGAACATTTTATATCAATGTTTTTGATTGTGCTGGAATTAATCACCTGGGATTTATTAGCGAGAATGCTATTAACAATCGAAAACAGCAAACACTTGATCATTGCCTTTCTCCTCAGTTTATTGGGAGGATGGTGATGGACAATCCAGATAAGTTTTTATCTGATCTTGGAACATTTAAAGATCTATTCTGGAGAGCATGTTCAACAATCACTGTGACTAAGAAAGAAAATACTCAACTTAGTAAGTTGACAGAAAATGATGGTTATACATATAAAGTTCATGTTCCAACAAACTTGAAGTATAATCATTTGGGTATCAAACTTTATGATCGATTAGATAATACATATTGGAAAGATTCAGTTCAAATGGACTCTAATATTATTGATGTTCCAGAAGAACTACTTGAGTATGAAACACAGTTTTTAGTAGTATGAGTTTATTGAGTGAAAAAGACGCTATATGGGCAGCAGATCAGTTTATTGATTACTACTCCAACTTCAATCGCATCGATGATTATATGCGATTTGTGAAGCACAGTAGAATGTCCAATTCTCTTGGAAGATTGTTTGGTCCTGAAGATGAAATATTTTCAGACTTTTCGATTCATCCTTCGGAGATGTCTTTTACCATTCATGAAGTTGACACTAGTTCAAAACCAAAAACAAAGTACAATCAGGATCTTTATTCTGAAGTATTGAACATCACTGCTTCTAATGCCATTGAGGAAGCAATTCCTGGACGGACTATTAAGTGGATGGTTACTGAGGACACTACCAAAAAAGTGATCGGAGTTGTTAGGTTTGGATCTCCAACGATTAACTCTAAACCAAGGAATGATTACTTTGGAGAAGTTCTACCACTTTCAAAGATCAATCATGAGTTTGTAATGGGATTTAATATTGTTCCAGTACAACCTTTTGGATACAATTATCTTGGTGGCAAGCTTCTTGCTCTTCTTGCATCTTCTAACTTCTTGAAGAGGCAGTTTGATGAGAAGTATGGAACAAATCTCCAATACTTTGAGACAACATCTCTTTATGGAACTACAAAGGGTGTGTCAATGTATGATGGACTTAAACCATATATTCGTCATATTGGTGATACTGAGAGTAATTTTTTGCCATTGTTCCATGATGATTACTTCAGAGAGATGTTCTGGTGGTTCAATAACAATGCAAATGATGGTGAACGTTTAATCTCTGCTGATAAGTCTTCTAAGAAACTTAAGATTCAAACTAAGATGATTTCTATTATTAGAAATTCTTTACAGGATCAGAGTAAGTTGGAAGACTTTAATGCATGCATCAAAAAAGCAAAGTCCTTAACAGAAAAGAAAAGGTATTACTTTTCTAAATTTGGTTATGAACCTGAAGAGGTTATTGAATGGTGGAAGAGAAAGTCATCTAAAAGATACGATAAGTTAGTATCTGAAGGAAGACTTCGTACAGAACTTGAATTGTGGGAATCTGGTAAAGACTTAGAAATTATACGTTGACAGATATTCTTTTTGATTATGATCGATTTAAATAAAATTAATGTTATTGATGATTTTTTTGAGGAAAATATTAGATCTGATATTTGGGAAAGAATTGGACCATTGGCTTCCAGGTGGAAATTCAAAGGTGGCACTCGCCAAAATAGATTTTGGCACATTGATTCTTTAGAGAATGATGAATACTTTTCAATTTATCTAAAGAATAAAATTTGCAATCAAATAGGAGATTATTTTAAAAAATGTTCTGTCAAAAGGATATATGCAAATGGTCAGACTGCCTGTCAAGTAGGATCTGCTCATCTGGATGATGGAAATATGACACTCCTTTATTATCCTAATCCCGAATGGCATTATGAATGGCAAGGACATCTTATGTATCTAACTCAAGAAAATAGAGATGAAGATACATATGAACCATATAGGGTTGTTAGATATAGACCAAATCGTGCAGTTCTTTTTCCTGCAAAAATTTTACATCATGCTGATGCACCAACTAGACATTTCAATGGACTAAGAGTTTCACTAGCATATAAATTTGTTTTTCCTCAAGAATGACTGAACTTAAAGACTGGCTTAATTCAATTAATCAGACAAAGAAACATCTGATTGACGAAGATCCTTCTATTGAGAAGGAGTATCCTCCCTATATTATCAATCGATGTTTTTCAGGTCACATCGATACTTTGATGTATGCAAATGAGTTGAATCAATATCATTTTCTTCCAAAGAAGATGCAATATGATTTTCTTATAAATATTGTGAGGAAAAAGAAGAGATTTTCTCCCTGGATCCGACAAGATAAGATCAAAGATCTTGATTATGTCAAACGTTATTATGGTTATAGTAATGAAAAGGCAAAACAGGCTTTGAAAATTCTTACACAAGAACAACTTAATTTTATTAAATCGAAATTTGACACTGGAGGAAAGAAATGAGCGTTGTTAGAGAACCTGAAGTGACATGGACACCAGAACAGATGGTAGAAGTCGTTCTGAGTGAACCAGATGATTTTCTGAAAGTGCGTGAGACTTTGACTCGTATTGGAGTTGCGTCTAGGAAGGAGAAAAAGATTTATCAGAGTTGCCACATCTTACATAAGCAAGGTAGATACTATTTGGTGCATTTTAAAGAATTGTTTGCACTAGATGGTAAGCATGCAAATCTGACACAGAACGATGTCCAGCGCCGTAACCGTATTGCTCAACTGCTTGCTGATTGGGGTCTTATTGGTATTGTTGATGTAGAAAAGATTCAGGATATTGCCCCACTGAATCAAATTAAAGTTCTGGCATACAAGGATAAGGCAGACTGGATCCTTGAGACCAAGTATAATATTGGTTCTAAGAAAAAGCGAACAGAAGAAACTGAATGATATGGGGGGGGGGGTTGACGCCCCCCTTTTTATGCCTTATAATATCCATATCGACCACAACACACAGATACGGTCGATAGTCCAAAAACTTAAATCTAGCAAAAACAAAAGAGGCTAAAATGGCATTTAAGGAATTGCTTCGTGTCTACAAATGTTATGAAAACAAAGTAGATGAGAAGACAAAAGAGTATTTACAAGGTTTTGGAACCGTAGATAATGCTCCAGAGGGTCTTCCTCTTATGGAAGATGTAGTTAGAAAGTACAACTCTGGAGAAATTGCTGAGGGATCCACTGTCATATGTGATGGTAGAGTTGGTGATCTTTGGAGTGATCCTACTTATAATCGTATTGATGATCTTCGATATGTAGTTGGAGGATAGCGGCTTGCTGTTCAGTTATATCGGGTTGCTGCAGGAAATTTGTATGTGTTTCTATGTGAGCTACGTGATTTTGGTCTTGCAATACTACGGTCTGCTCACCAGATAAGAGATATAACGATTCGTCATATGGGTTATTTATGACTTGCCCTGCATTAAGAAGCTTATCGGATATCATCCTTGCTTCTATATCTGCTTTATATCCTAACTTTTTAGCACCAAAGGGCGATAGATAAGAATCAAGCAAGACTCTTTTATCATGCCGTAGTTGAGAAGTTTCTCTATACCAGTAATTAGAAATCTTGCTAACTACGCGCTCAGACCCAATCCCTGCTCTCGACATAGGCGTAACAGAGAACGTAGGATTATGTGCCGCCATATTAGCAATTGATTGGTCTATATGGCCAAACACAATATTAGCTTTAGACCGAATACCCGGATCTTTGTAATCACCAATATTAAGTCTTTGCAGTTCTCTTTCTCTGGTCGTAGCAGGATCGTTATTATACATATCTATAAGAACTTGTGATGGCTCAAAGACAGGCCGCCAATATTCTATAGCATGTTCAATCCTGC